CAAAAAATGGCTGGTGGTCTTCTCCAATTGGTGGCATATGGAGCACAAGACGTCTTCCTCACTGGAACCCCCGAGATTACTTTCTGGAAGGTGTCGTACAGACGCCACACGAACTTCGCGATGGAGTCCATCGAGCAGACCTTCTCCGGCCAGGCCGACTTTGGCCGCCGTGTGACCTGCACGATCTCCCGCAACGGTGACCTGGCTTACCGCACCTACCTGCAGGTGACTCTCCCGGAGATCAACCAGACCATGGCGCCGGCCACGAGCTCGGACGGTGTCTATGCCCGCTGGCTGGACTTCATTGGTGAGCAGCTCATCGCTCAGGTGGAGGTGGAGATTGGTGGCCAGCGCATTGACCGCCAATACGGTGACTGGATGCACATCTGGAACCAGCTCACCATGACGGCGGAGCAACAGCGTGGCTACTTCAAGATGATTGGCAACACGACCCAGTTGACCTACATCACGGACCCCACGTTCGCGGCCATCTCGGGCCCTTGCTCGGCCACGGGCGGACCTTCCCAGGTGTGCTCCCCGCGCAACGCGCTCCCGGAGACCACCCTGTACATCCCTCTCATGTTCTGGTGGAACCGCAACCCGGGTCTCTCGCTCCCGCTCATCGCCTTACAGTACCACGAGGTCAAGATCAACCTGGACATCCGCCCGATTGGCGAGTGCCTGTGGGCCGTCAAGACCCTGACGTCCAAGTACGGCTCGGGCACCGTGTCCGCCACCGTGCCTTACCAGCAATCGTTGGTGGCGGCGTCCCTCTACGTGGACTATGTGTTCTTGGACACGGATGAGCGCCGCAAGATGGCCCAGAACCCGCACGAGTACCTGATTGAGCAGGTGCAGTTCACGGGTGACGAGTCGGTCGGTTCCTCCTCGAACAAGATCAAGCTCAACTTCAACCACCCTTGCAAGGAGCTCATCTGGGTTGTCCAGCCGGACGCCAACGTGGACTACTGCTCGTCCCTGGACAACACCCAGGTCCTGTTCAAGACCCTGGGTGCGCAGCCGTTCAACTACACGGACGCCATTGACGCCCTGCCCAACGCCATCCACGCGTTTGGTGGCCCGGCGGAGACGTCCTCGGGTAACTTCATTGTGTCCTCGGGTGTGTTTGAGATGGCGGGTGCGACGGACTCACCTGTCATCTCCAGCTCCCAGACCTGGCAGACGTCCAGCTCGGCGGACCTGCCGTTCACTTCCCAGGTGGGCGCGGCGGAGGGCTCCTACGTGTCCGACGCCGGCACCTTTGTGCTCGCGGAGACCGCCTTGGACATGCACTGCTGGGGTGAGAACCCGGTCGTCACGGCCAAGCTGCAGCTCAACGGCCAGGACCGCTTCTCGGAGCGTGAGGGCTCGTACTTTGACGTGGTCCAGCCCTACCAGCACCACACCCGCGCCCCGGACACGGGCATCAACGTGTACTCCTTTGCCCTGCGCCCGGAGGAGCACCAACCCAGCGGATCGTGCAACTTCTCGCGCATTGACAACGCCGTTCTCCAGCTGGTGCTCTCCTCGGGCACCGTGGCGGGCACTGCCACGGCCAAGGTGCGTGTGTACGCGGTGAACTACAACGTCCTGCGTGTTATGTCTGGCATAAACAGAAACAAACAGCTGTGCCCAAAAACAACCCGCCGCAATCAAACAGGCCCTGTTTGCGGAAACTTCGGTAGAGCCCCTGTTAATATGGTCGCTTGTTGTTAGTGAGGTCGCAAGACCTTGCAAGATTACTTGTTGTTCGGGGAACCCCTTAGAGCTTCAACTACTAAGTGAGTTTGGGAAACCTACTCATGGCGGAGAACAAAACTCCGGTATAGTAATAAGGTTGAAGATTGGGCAATCCGCATGGTTACAACCTAAAGACGCTAGTAACATGCTAGTCTATGGTTGGCCGTCAGAGACTGAACGGTAATCGCTCGGTAGTGAAGGTCTAAGCAACCTGAACCGGGTTAAGATACAGTCCGTCCCCTAGGGAAACTTAGGGGTTTTACATCTATTCTTAATAGTAATTTTATTAAGGGTTTGACTGCATATTTGCAGACCAAAAAATAG